CTCCCAGATGTAAAGGACTAATCGTCCTTGTTCATCTTTATTATCTTCCTGCATTCGCGGATGTATTGAGACATTCTACCGTTTCCTCCACGCAAGGCAACCTTGCTATTTATATCAAACCTACCCCTATTGGGGCTGGGCTTTGTCCGAATATGTATTATCGGATCACCTGGATACAAACAAGCTTTATTGATCGCTCTTACATGATCGATAAAAAGGTCACTATATCCAGCCCCCTCACTGTCGTGAGGATATGGAATCAAGTCTTCCCCAATTTTGGGGTCTTCATCTCTATTGAGACTGAAGAGGACTACCCTTCGTAGGGTACGTTTCCAAAACCCGGAGTGATGCCTCTCGGCATCCTCATAGGAGAGCTTTTCATTTGACGGTATACTATGTTCAGTAGGCCACCACCAATGTTGAATAACTTGGGGGACTCTACTATCCCAATCTAAACCCTTAGGGTTGTAACCTAAACCAACAGGTTCAGGTGCAGCAGCCAAAATAGCTACTCTCTTCCTTACAGATTTAGGAACGAATCTTAAGCCTTTATTACCCAGTGTAACCAAAGGTCCCAATGGGTTAGCCCAAGAGAAAGGTTTCCATTTTTCAACGGGAACACTTCCATCTGCAGTTATAACCTTTCCTGCAAATTCCGCTATATGGGATGAGGAAATTGACTTTAGGGCTGATATTTCACAGCCCATATATTCTAATTCCTCGACATAGATACGTGCAACATCAGAGTCATTAATAACAACATCGTCACCAAGAACTCTGAAAGTATTACTTTTACCCAATTTCATCTCAATATTTCTAATGAGAATTCCATGAGTGAGCGTAAATATAGCAAAGGAAGGTACCATACCTAATGGTTGGCCCTTTCCCCAAGTCAAGTACGGCTTACCTTCACCATACCTGTCATACCACTGACCCCTCGCTAGCTTTCCGAAAATGGAGAGCTCTTCCAGCAAATCAGCTGGTTGCTGGTCGGTGTATCCACGTAAAAACTCATCGTCTCTTTGGGAGACGGTTAAAGATCTTACTAATATGGATCTAACGACTTCCAACTGGACTTTCAGAGGGAAACTATCAGTAGCATTGGATAAGTCAATAGAATTAATAACTTTTCCTGCTACTAATCCTTCTTGACAAAACTTGACACCACTCTCCTGGTCATGAACACATGACCATGGCATAGATTGTAATAAATCATCTAATGCCAAAGCCAGAGGTGTTAAAACCATCTGGAAATGTCTGAGTGGGTTTGCTATAGCACGTAATTTTGCCCCTCTCTCTTGTATATAGCCTATACGGCCTACAAGAACTTTTGACCACATCTTTGGGTCAGAACCTTCCTTATGTACGAGGACTGCGGTCTCCGTATCCCAACATGCTTTACGCAATGTTCTATCATGAATCCAAAAAGCTTTTGCATACTCCTTGGAGTGTAAAAGAACATGGTCAGCGTTAGAATAAAACGAAAACGCATTATCAATCACATCGTCAAAGGTTAGTTCCATCTCAGGTTTGCTAGAAATTTTCCTAGCAGATGTGATGAATGGGGCATTCTTTGAACCCGCGCGAATCCATGCATACGGAGATGGGTGGTAGTATTTCTTTTGAATTACTATTCCATCCGTACGTAATGGTAGAGATAAGCTCCACTCACGCTGATTAACAGCATTGTGAAACTTACTACTCTGTTTCTTAGTTACTTGAGGCAAAAGAACACTCGTGTAAATATTGAGCACTCTCATTGCTTTCACTAAGTCAATTCCCCATAAAGACCTAAAACAACCTTTCGGTGTTGTATCTTTATGTGAGGCAACTAAGATTACCTCAGATCCATTTTCAAAATGTATCCTTTGTGTCTTAAGATTTTTAAGCCTCTCGACAGTCCATTCAACACCTTTATGCTTACTCCAATGAAGGATAAGCCGCTGTATGGGAACAGCGATGGACTTAGGAATAATGCAAGTGAGATAATCATAGATGAACTTTGGGTTTTCCAGACTTAAGGTCTGTTTCATATAGGCCTTCCAATGGAAAGTAATACGAAGCCAAAGTACACCGACAGATGTACCTCTCCTGGATATATATTAACCTTAGAGGATTTACACCTTGTATCTTATCTTGGATGCATTGGTATGTTTACCCTTATCCTTCAGAGTCAACCCATCATTTCTTCCTCCTCTTCTGGAGGTTCATGAAATGTTTGGTTTCGGGACTTTCTTCTCGAATTTCCCGTTTTGTCTTCGAAGGCCACAGTTTTCTGTGACTGGGTACTAATCGCAAGAAAGGATTCAACATCCCGAATGAGCAAATGCTCAATCTCCAACAGGAGTTTAGAGCTGAGTTCTGACGGTTCAAGTTGTTTAACTTTACTTTTAAGGAGTTCTACTTCTTTTAAGAAGCGATAACACTGCCAAAGATCTTCGGTAGAATACA